TACAAAGGACGTAGTAACATTAAGACTAGAAGAAATTATAGAATATTTAGAAAACTTAAAACAATAGAAATTATGAGTATACAAGCAAGAGTAAGAAACGTAGTACAGTCAATGGAGGATACGGTAGAACACCTAAATCTAGGAGAGTACATGAAGGAATTAAATTCAAGATTAACACAGGCAGCTACAACAGAATTTGTACAGACCAAAGGTGAATACCTCAACCTAAGATTAATGAACCACATTTCAAATATGATAGATAGTGGCAACATGACAGAGGAGGATATAGAGGTAATAATTAAAAACCAGACTAGGTTAGAGTTTGTATTCCATGATGGAACTTATACTGCTAGTTGGGATTTTTTAGTCAAAGCATCTACTGATGAGTTAGAAGCCTTTAAAGAAATCAATCCTTTAGTAGACAGCCAAGAGTTACCAGAAGTAGAAGGATTAATAAGAGTAAACGAAACAAGATAATTATGACAGAACAAGAATTTATTTACAGCAAAGGCAACTACTTCCACCTAAGACTAATGAAGTACACAGTAACAGCATCAGAGATGTCTACAGGTGATGAATTACAGTTGATTAAAGACAATAACTATGCTTTAGTATTTGACTTCCCAGAAGGTAAGTATAGTATTAAATGGGATGACCTAGTAATTAAGTCCAATAATGACTTAGAGGAGTTTAAAAAAGACTACCCTGCTATAGAGTTTGATGACTCAGAAGAGAACACAGAACTATCCATATTACAGTAACAATTAACAATAGCTGAACCTTATAACAATGTAGGGTTCAGTTTTATCTATATACAGGTACCCACAGTAACATTAAAAACAAACTAAACACATGAAACTTAATATTACAACAAAATTAGTAGAACAAATAAGAGAGTACACACAAATAAATGCAGCAGAACTAACTGGAGGAGATGGTAGTAACAAAGCCTTATTTATTGCAGAGGAAGCATTGAGTGAGTTACTGTTAGGATGGCATAAGAAGAACCTTAGAGATGATTGGAAGGAGAACAACTTCACAGACAACTTCTTCTTTATATCAGCTAAGAATGCAGTTAAGAACGTTATTACTAGAGAGGATAGGATTAAAAGACAAGTATGGAGAGATACAGGCAATCTAAGTTTAAATAAAGATTTAGATGGTGATATAGTATTTGAGTTACTAGATAAGAACCCAGAAGAACTACAGCAAGTCATAGATAATGATGCTGAGGTTAAGAAGCAGTTAGAGTTCATTGTAGAGACTTTAGAGAACAGTAAGTATATTAACCAGTTTGATATATCTGTATTCCTTAAATGTTATGTGGAAGGGCAGTTCATTAAGAACTTTGTAAAAGAGAATGGTGTATCTTATAAGAAGGTATCTAATAGTAAGGCAAAGATTAGGAATGTATTAAATTACTTATATAAGGGTTAAATAATAACAATGTTTTTAGAACAAATACAAACAACACAAAGATATGACAGTAGCAGAGATTAAATTAGCAATGGAAGGATTAGATAAAAGAACTACAAAGTATAAGGAATTAAAAGCACAACTGGAGTTACCAGAAGCTTCTCTAGAGGAGGATAGTCTACCTAGTATAGGATTAGAAGAGTATGAGGAAGAAGATGTCTTAGAAGAGGTAGAAAAGGATTACTATGAGAAGAAGGCTATAGAAATAACAAAAGAAAATCTTAGTATAAAAGAGTCTAATTATTTAGTATCTGATGAGATTTATAATGTAATAGATAAGTTTTATGGTAAAGTACCTGCTGATAGATTAAGTTGGTTATTCACTACATATAATAAGCTGTTTGACACCAAGATAGAGAAGTGCTTATGTTCTGGTAAGATTAGAAAAATGATAATCAAAATAACAAAGACTTATGAAAAAGAAAGAAGATAATAAAGAACCTAAATGGTCAGATGACATACTGTTAGATATATTTGAAGAGGGTAAAGAATGGTTTAGACCTAAGATGGAAAAGAATGATGATGGCAAGACTGTAGATTTACATAAAGACAATCTTTTTATTAATGAATACTTAATGTCTAAGGGTTTATACAGAAATGCAATCACAGAGATATCCCAAACTAGACCTTGGATATTAGATATGTATGATGAACTATCAGAAGTGCAGGAATTTAAGTTAGCCAAATTAGGTTTGCTTAGAGGATTGGATTCAAGTATGGTAAAGTTTGCTTTAAGTAATAAGCATGACTGGAAAGAAAAGTCACAGAATACAGATACAGTGACAGTTAAGAATATAGACCTTGCTGAGTTAGTTAGCTTTACAGGAGGAGATAAAAAGAAATAAGTTATGGCATTGATTAACCTACACCACAAATATATACCGCTAGTTGATGCAGTATCAAGGTATTATATAATATCTGGTGGACGTGGGGCAAGCAAAAGCTTCTCTGTTGCTACCTACTTATTGTTAAAGACATTCGAGAAGGGTCAAGTTATACTGTTCTCTAGACTTACAATGGTATCAGCAGAGATATCTGTTATTCCCGAATTTAACAGTAAGATAGAAGAGTTGGGTTTAGAGTCAGTATTTGATATAACTAATAAGGAGATTGTGAATAAGACCACAGGTAGCAGAATTATATTTAAAGGTCTTAAAACAGGTAGTAAGGTACAGACAGCTAACATTAAAGGTATAGAAGGACTGACAATATTTGTACTTGATGAAGCAGAAGAGTTAGTAGATGAAGAATTATTTGATAAGATTAACTTTACAGTAAGAACTAAGAATGCAAGCAATCAAGTAATACTAGTATTTAACCCACCTACTAAATCACATTGGTTATACAACAGGTGGTTCAAAAAGGCAGGAGTACAACCTGGGAGTAACTTAACTAAAGGAAGGAACACTTATATCCACACAACCTATTTAGATAACTTAGAGAACCTCTCAGAGGACTTTATAGAAGAGATGGAAGAGATGAAGATAACTAATCCAACTAAGTATGACAATGTTGTAATGGGAGGATTTAAAGATAAGGCAGAAGGACTAATATTAAAGAATTGGAAGTTAGGTAAATTTCCTATAGGAGTTCCTTCTGAGTTTGCATTGGACTTTGGATTTTCAAATGACCCAACAGCACTGGCAGAATGTCATATAGACCATGCCAAAAAGATACTATATGTTAAGGGGCATTTATATAGGACTGGCATTATTCCTTCTGAATTAGCTAAGATAGTTAAGGGCATAACAGGTAACAGTTTGATAGTAGCTGACAGTGCCTCTCCTGATGTCATAGCAGAACTCAAAAGTGCTAAATGTAATATAACAGGTGTAAAGAAACCAAAGATAATAGATAGGTTAGAACTGCTTAGAGATTATACAATTGTAGTAGACCCAGAGAGTACAAATATTATAGAGGAGTTAAACAATTACTGTTGGGACTCTAATTATCCATTAGGAGATAGACCAATAGATGACTTTAATCACTACATAGATGGTATTAATTACTATGTGGTACACAGACAGAGAAACAAACAAATCAAAAGATTTAGAATAAGATAAAATAAAGGATATGACAGTAAAAGAATATATGACAGTAAAAGGTTTATTTGAAGTTTATAAGGATGACTCCAAGAGAGTTACCACAGAACTTCTTAAACTACACAAGCACCTTAAATTAAAGGATGCAAACAAAGTAATTTTAAGCTACTTAGAAGGACTTAATGATAAAAAGGAGACAGTTACACAAAGATTTACTTATAATGGTGTAGAGTACGGTCTAATACCCGATTTCGAGGACTTGATGACCAATGAGTATATTGATATTGAAATGTATGAAAATGACTTAGGTAATATTCATAGATTAATGGCAGTTCTTTACAGACCAATTACTTCTAGCTATGGGAAACTATATCAGATAGAAGAGTATGAAGGTTCTAGCAAGTATGCAGATATTATGATGGGTGTAGATATTAAAGTATATCACTCAGTAATAGCTTTTTTTTTGACTTTAAACGAGATTTTATTAAAAGATATCCACGAGTCTATGACCAAGAAACACCCAAAGACGATAAGGAAGGAGAAAAAAAGATAAAGAAAAGGCTTATAAGTAAGAGTGAAGAGATTGCTAAGAAGTATGGTTGGTACAATCAGATAATGAGGGCAGCAGATTATAACTTTCTAGATATCAATAAAGTGGTTAAGAGTCCTGTAGCAGAGTTTTTACATTATTTAAACTATATGGTGGAATACAATGAAGCAGAGGATGAGAAGATAAGGCAAGTAAATAGTGGTAAATAGTGCTGGGGGAAAAATAAGTTTTTTAACCTCTATAATATCCCTTAGCTATTGCTACCAGTACATCTAACTACTTTCACCAC